CCACTTCCTTGTTCAGGAGTCATGGTTTCTTCACTCATTGTATTTCCTTAATGTTCCCTTTTGGCAAGGGTTGCCATTATAGAAAGGTCTATAATATCTTCCACGCTTTATCTTTAATGTCACCGTCTTTAGTGATTGATTCAAGATAAGCCATGATTTCGTCTATAGCTTGTAATCGGTTGTAATATCTTTCTCGTTCTTCTTTTTGGTTTGCTTCTGAATAACGAATATTATTGAGTTGATTGTCTCTTAACTCTTCGATTACATCTAAAAATTCTTGCGATTGTAATAAATTACGAATTGCTTCCTGTCGTGTCATTTGGACTTCCATAGTTAATTGGTGAACCTAGCAGTCCACTTAAATATCTCCCAGCTCCATAGTTACCTGTTGGTGTCGCCATAGCAGTTGGGGTCGATAAAAATGATGTTACATTTGGTGTTGGTAATGGTGCAGGTCTAGGTGTTTGTGAATATACATATGCCATAGATGGTGAGTATTCATACATTTCTGTATCACCTATTTTGCTTTTACTAAATCCTGTGACATCTGTATTTACAGGTTTAAAAGATTGGTCACCACGAGTAATTGTGCCTTCTACTGCTCCACCTCTTGCAGTTGCACCGCCACCATAACCAAAGAATGGACTATAAGATGGAGTATAACTCAATGGTTGCCATCCCCATAATGGTGAGTATGTTCCATAACTTACAGGACTAGGTGTATATGGCTCATACATTTTATTATCACCATAGTAATAACCTGTATCACCGACAGACTGTAGACCTTCATACTGACTTGGTGCTAACCCTAATACAGCATTAACATCTATATTAGATTTAGGTGCAGCAACAATGTTAGGTGCTTTGCGTAGACTAGGGTCTAGGCTAGGTGCTAATTGATTAAGACCAAAGTTAAGTAACATTACTGCATCCCTTTATTAGCAATGTTGTTAATCTTTTCTAACGCATCCATAATCATTTTAGTTTGATCTGTGTTTATTTTTTTATCTGTATTTTCAGCATCAAGTTTAATTTTAAGTTCTTTTAAAGCTAAATCAGCAGTTTGTTGAACTTCTTTTTGTTGTAGCTCTAAAGCTTTTTGTTGAGCTTCTAATTGCATTTGTTCACGATCTAGTTGTAATTTAGCTTGATCTGATTGTGCTTTTAGTTGTGCTTTTTCTCTTTCAACTTGAGTTAGCATTTCAGCAGCTTTAGTTTGTGGGTCACTATTGCCTTGTTCTGCTTGCATTTGAGCTAACTGTTGAGCCTGTTCTTCTGTCACTTCCATAAGGAACTGACTATCGTCTTTGAATCCAGCCATCTGAACGAACTTAGCTAATGTATCTCTGTATTGTTTTAGGTTGACTAGAGGGTTAGATAATCCGTATTGAGTGATGATCTGTTCTTGTTTATCAAGAATCATCTGCATTGTCGCTAACTGTTCTTGTTTAGATCCAGTACCTAAACCTACATTCACTGTAATGTTGTATTCAGTATTCCATTCTCTTGGATCAAATGGCACATACTTGTTATTAATGCGTATGATGCGTTCTTTTTGTTGATACTTACATACAAGATGTAATATGCCTTTAAATAAGCTAGAAACACCTGTGTCTGCAAAGATACGAGCAATTAACTCTAACTTACCTTGAGCTGCTGAAGCCATTGCATTAACCGCAGTAGCTGTTACATTCTGTAATATATCTGGATTAAGTCCTTGTGAAGCATCACTTACACCTGAGCGCTTAGCTTGAATATCGTCTAAGTATTGCAACATTGGAAATGATTGACCAGCGTTACTTTGTACAGTCATTGGCACAATCGCATTAGGATTCTTCATACGAACCACGCCACCAGCTGTTGATGTGAGTAAGTCATCTAGATTAACTTGACCTTCAACTGCACCCACTCTGTAGTTGTTAGTGAGGTAGAGGTTGTCTAGCATCTGTCTAGTAATAGTGGACTTGATTAACTGTAAGTCCATTGCTCTGTCAGCTAATGAGTGACCATAGAACTTGTGTGGGATTGGAATTGGGCAGATAGAGTGGAATGGAACATAGTCACATTCTTCGTTATGTAAGATCTCATGACCTGAATAACATACTCTACGCATCTCTGCTATACCGTCATCATCGTAATCTGTTTTAATATAGCACTCGAAATATTCAACTAATTGCATAGTCTCATCATCTGAGTCCATGTCTGAAGGTTGTTCACCTCTTGTGTATCGAGCAATTCTTTCTGGGCTAAATTCTAGTGCATCACCAGTTGGTAAAGACATGACTGTATCTTCATCGTAACCCATTGCAATCAACTCTGAACGAGTTACCATCTTACGGTGAGCTACAAATGGAGCATCAGCGATTGTTCTAGCACGCTTAGAGATAAGAAACTCTTCTGGAGGTACATTCTCTACAACGACTTTACCTTTGTCTACAGAACGCTTTACCTTAACATCATGTGATGACAACGCAGGTGATACTTCCATACCTGTCATTGGATCAAACATAGCTTCTTGCACGATTGTAGAATCTTGCTCAACAATCTCAACTTCTGTGTCTTGAGCAATCATGGCTAACTCGTCATCGTTTAAGCCATAGTATTTTTCTTTCGTGACATCTGTCTTATCTTCCCAGTATGCTTTTACGATACCAACCTTTTGAAGAAGTGCATCCTTCATCCAGTCGTGCATGATCTCAAAACCGTTATTGTCTTTATAGAAGATATGGTTTACATACTTAGTTGCTTGGTCAGCTGTTTCTTCGTCACCCTGATTCACTGGCTCAAATACAACTGCATCGTCAGCAGATGTAAATACACGCATGAGTTGTGGTAATGCACCATCAACCACTTCAGCCACTTCACCTGTAACGATCTGAGACTTACCTTCGACTTCATTGCCGTAAGGTTCTCTCATGTAATACTCTAGAGCTTGCTGTCTTTCATCTGTGGTTTCTGTCTCTAGATAACCGATAGCATCATCAATCTCTGCTTCTAGAATACTCTTTAATTTATTGTCATCTGCCATTTAAACTACCCATGAATTGTTTATGTTTAGTGGTTTATTCCAGTCGCTTGAGCCTTCATCTAAACCTACCGCAAGGTATCTGAAAGCATCTGAAGCGTGAGAACACCAATCGTGTACAGGCTTATCAAAGAATACATCTCTTTTATCATCGTATGTTCTACGATAGTTTTGCAGAGCATCTAAGCCTTGTTTTGTTTTTACATCAAACCAGCATCGAGGTAACAACCGTCTTACCGCTTGAATACCATCATCAACTGCTAGCTTTGCTACTACTGTTATTTGCAATCCTGACTCTTCTAACATCTCTTTACGAGACTTACCTGTGCCAAGTTCTCTGACCTGAACATCGTGTGGTAATAAGTGTTCAGCAGTCGTATAGCCGTTATCTCTTATCCAGTTCACATAGTAATCAAGACCAACACCATGATTCTCTACAAAGTCAACTAAATGAATTTCTTTACCGACCACCTGAGCTACCCAGATGGCTGTTGAATCACCCATACCTAAGTCCCAGCCAGTAAATGTCTTAGCAATGTTATCGTGTTGAACATTACCAACCTGACCTTTGAGGTATAAGTCGTTTATCAATGTACCGTAATAAGCACCCTCAACTGGTGCAGCAAATGAACACTCAAACTCTTGTAGAAACTTTGACTCACCCATTGCTTTGTAAGCAGCATCTAACTCTTCCTGATCTAAGATGCCTGTCTCACTTGATTTAAACTCCAGTAAGTTCCAACCATCGTCTTTAGAGTATGCTTTATCTCTTAATGTCTTAAAGTGGTTAGCACCCTTAGGTGTACCAATAAACATTGCCCAACCTTTTCGGTCTGCTAGAGCTGGTCGGATAACCTCTGTAAATAGATTAGGATTAACATCACCGATCTCATCGATCACTACACCATCTAAGTAGATTCCACGAAGAGAATCAACATTATCAGCACCGTATAAACTAATACGCATCCCCATAAAATCCACTCTAAGCTCTGCAATATTCGCTTTAGCATCTAACGGTCTCGTATATTCTAATAAGTAATCCCAAGCCACTCGTTTAGCTTGGTTATAAGTTGGTGCAATGTAGGCAAATCTAGGGTTAGCTTTGTCACAGTTTAATGCACTATGTATTAATTGATTGATCGCACTTACCGTTTTACCCATCCTACGATGAGCAACGACTACATTAAAACGATGTTCTTCTACAGCTTGGTGAATAATTAATTGTGGGTCTCTAGGTCTATAACCCAGATCAACCTCTTCCTCTAAAACTTCTTCTTCGAGCTCTTCATGCTCTAGTGCAAGTTCACTCATCTGACTTTTTTGGAATACCAGTAATAATCTTTAACTGCATTGGAGCATCAGAATCACCAGTAATCTCAGTTGATTGTAAGTCTGGCACAGATTTCTTCAGTAATATCTCAATAGCTTTTAATTGTGATGGCTTT